AGTTAAGTAAACGCCTTCACCATAATAATTATCTGCGCCGCTAGGTTGAAATTCTGTTATGTCATGCGTAGAGCCATGATATAACTGGTCATCCATGTCAAAACCCATGTCTTGCCCGCGCTCTCTGCGTGCGTTGTAGCTTGGGTCTAAGTCCTTCGGCGCTAGACTATTAATTCGCTCGCCATTGCGGGAAAGGATAGTCGGGATATCTGCATCAAACATAACGTAGTTGCTAGTGCCTTCGCCTGCGTTGCGGCTAATGCCGTCGAGGTATCTAATGCCTGGGATGCCTAGCTCGTTTAATTTGGCTGATAGTTTTTCTGGGCCACCCGCCTTTGATGCAAGCGTGTTGTAAATTTGGCCGCCTTTGCTCTTAACAAAAACGCCTAAATTTTCAGCATTGATGCCGTCAGAAAATAACTCTTTTAAGATTGGGTCATCTTTTGACGCAAATCTAGCTAGAGCCGTCTGCACACTCTCCGGCTGCTCACTCAGCGGCTTATCCCAATCAAGCATCTTTGCTATCTGGTCGTCTGGTAGGTCTACTTCGTATAGGTAAGTCGAGTGCTCCATCTTTAGATTGTCGGCGTTCTCTTCTATCCAATCTGCCACGCGCATCTTTTCTGTTTTTTCAATAGCACCTAGCTCTATAGCATCACGGATTCCTCTTAATGAATCTCCCTGAAGAATAGACTGCATGTCGGATTCAAGGATATTTGGATTTTCTTGCCAAACTTCCCGCCTCTTTATTTTACTTATCTCACTTTCCCGTAATCTTTGAGCAATTTCTTTCGGACTGCTGTCCATGCCAAACGCTAGACCCTCATATTCACCTAAAGCAAAGCGTCCAAAATCGTCCACGTCAGCCTCTTCTGCGGCCCTGCCTGCTAAAGTCGCGTGCATGGGGAGGTTATCAACACCCACGTCATCCATTCCTGTGCCTCTATATACTTCTGCCGTTCTTCGTCCCCCAGCAAGATAAGGAACACCATGACCATATGCCTGCGCGCCTTCTCCGGTGCTTACTTTAGTCGCATCAAACTTATCGAACTTATATGGGCTTCCGTGGTAGACAAGCATTGCGTCATCAAGTGCGCCTTGACGTTGTAGGCTTTGGCCGAGCAGAGCAGAGCCTAAATCATCCATCGATGTCGGAGCGTAGTTTGCGCCTTTAACCGCACGGCCAAACATTCCAGCGCCAGCCGCCATCGCCGCCGGCGCTGCTGCTGCTTTAACAAAGGGAGCTGCTGCTTTTGCGAGCGTGGCGGCTGATCCAATCGGCAATGCGCCAGCTAGATCCATAATAGCAGGATTAATTGCCGGATCGTTTGGCCCTGCGCCGGTGTACTGGTGTGGGTAGCCTTCAGCCATGCGCTGTGTGCGCTCCACGGAGTCGCCGAGAACAAAGTTTTCAATTGCTGTACCGTAGGGATTGTCTTTTGGGAAGATATCTCGTACAGGCGCTAGGTATTGATTCAGCGCGTTGCCGATATCCATCCACCTAGTGTTAGGTAAAGCCTTGGCTTCACCGCGCCGTGGACCCAGCGCATTCTTTTTGCGCTTAGGCTTAGTCTTATTCCTTCCCCTGGCTAGTGCGTTATCCACTTAATATCCTATGAATACGTTAAAGGAACGTTTCTCACTGAACGCAGCTGGCTCAATCTGAGCTATCTTTACGGGAAAGTTTTTCTTCTTAATGCGTCCTTTAACAGCTGCAGAAATTTTCTGCACTTCAGGAGGAACAGCAACACCGAACTCAGGAGCCAGGTAATCACAAAGACCGTACACCAAGAGATTTTTATACCCTGGCGCGAGGTCCACGGTTGTATCGAGCGAAGCGAATTGGCTAAGAGGCCCCCAAGTGTGTAAATACAATGTGACGCTTTCTGATGGAGTAGGCCATAAAAATATTTCACCATTTGGATAGCTTGGTTCATAGTAGATAAACTCCGGCAGTGCGCTACTGGTATCCTTGTCACTAATACTTGTGTATCCTCGACGTGTATCTAAATGTCGCAAATTGTAATCATTACTATTTGAATCTGTATAGAAAGTCGAGTTTTCTATCTTATTCGGTCTATCGGCTACGAAGTCACCTGTGGCACCGATTGTGCGCGATTGTGTACTTCCAGGCCACGTGTAAGCGTTCTCCTGCACGTAGTAAACGTACGCACGGTCGATATTCCATTCTTCGAGCATAGAATTAAGCGCTTCGAAAGCATCTGCTGCTTCTTCGGTCGTAGGGTCTTCCCCAGTCTCAAGGACGTGAAGTAGGCGCAGTGAGCGCTTAATTAAATCTCTTGCTGTTGCCATATTAAAGTAGGGGCACTTTCGTGCCCCACTCCCGTTAAGTTAAACTACGCACCAGAGCCCATGATTCGAGCTGCCCATTCAGGTCGCAAGGCTTTCCAGCCATGCAAGATGTCAAGACGGCAAGGGAACTTGTCGGTGTTGATGTCGTACGCACGAACTAGTCGAATACTAAGACCGTCATAGTTCTCACGCGCAGCAAAATCAACGCCTTCAGGCATTACAAGGTCAGCAGACGCAAAGGCGAAAGCTTCCTTGTGATAGACAAGGTGGTTAGGATAGTTAGTTGAAGCAGCGCCAACAAATACAAGTGCATCAGTAGATGTAGGTAGCGCGTCAACGTTCTGCTTAGCACCAGACTCATAAGGCACAGGCTCAATGCTGATAACCGTAGTCGAAGGAGTCGTTAGGTCGGTCACAACGAACTGTTGTAAGTGAGCATAAGCCACCTTGGTTTCTGGGTGCACTGCATAGGTCGCGTCACAGGTAAAGATAGAGCCGACCGTTGGGGCTGCAGAAGCGCCAGTGATGGTGAACGAAGTGTCGCCATTAGTAACGTCAGCGTTAATCGTGATACCAGTAACATCAGAGCTGTTAGCGTGCGTATAGATACGCTCGTTCTCAACCCAGTTAAGACCAGATGCACGACCAACAACGCCTTCACGGTATTGCTTGCTGATTTGCGTGGAGTCTTGGAACAGACCCTTAAGCGCATCAACCTGGCCAGCCATGTCGATGGATTCCATTTGAATGCAACGGTTGTTATCTTTCGGTGCAAGCATTTGGTTTAGCTTCGCCTTCGCTTTAGTAATCTGTGCGAAAGTTGGAAGCGTACCTGGAGTACCAACGTGGTTGTAAACGTACTTCGTAACATCTGCAAGCATTGCGCCTTCGATGTTAGAAACAAGAACAGAAGCAGCAGGCTCAATAATACGCTTGCTGAAGTCGTCCAAGTCCATAGTCAGGTCTTGACTGGTAAAGTTCATGTCAACACCCTTCTGGGTGGCGACCGTTAGTGTGGTGCTGGACTCTTCAGTATCTTGTGCACTGAGAGTAGCGCCGGTTCGTACGGTGTACTTGTTAGGCTGACGGATGCTTAGACTGTCACCAATCTTTGCCCCAGACTTAGCGAACGAGCTATCGTACTGACGCTCGACCGTGCCGATAAAAGCCAACTTCTCGTGAGCTACGCGAAGAACTTCGCGAGTCACGGCTGTTGGTGTGAGTAATGTATTAGCCATTGTTATGGTTCCTTAGAGGTTGTGGTAATGGCTAGCGACATGCTAACCATATAGTTCCTTGTTGCGTTGCTCTATCCACGCTTTAACAGACTGCTTATCATTTGGTCCGCGTACTGCCGAACCTCTTGCATTCACAGGCTTCTTCGGCGCTGGAGCATTCGAAGGTTGTTTACTCGCTTTAGCGGTGACGGTTGAAGATAACTGCCCGATTGCCAGTGCTTGCTGCATTGGCTGAAGCCTTGCAATTTTTGCTGCTTCATTGGGGTTCTTGCCTAAGTAGTACCACACATGCGGGGCATTTTCCGAGCTGAGAACGGCTTCTGCCATTGTCGGCGTTAGAGGTAAGTCCTCATTCGTAGCAACCGCTTCGAAGTCTGGATAGACTTCAACTCCAGCTTGAAGGGCAGCATTCTTTACTGCGTCAAACTGTTGTGCTGCTTGTGCTTGGACTCGCGCCTGCTGCGCTTGCTTAGATACTGCGGTTTGCTGTTGAATCGCTTCATTCGCTTTATAGACTGCGAGGTCGCCTACATAGGCTTCGTAGTCGTCATAGGATTCGCGATTCGGTGCTTCGGCTATCTGTGGTGCTGCTTGAGGTTGTAATTGCTCAGCTGCGAAACGCTCTTGCATTTCACGTATGAACTGGTCACGCTCTCCAATCTTCCGCTGTAGCTGGTCGATTCGTTTCTTGAAGCGGCGCTTGCCTGGCGGTTTCCGACCTTCATCACCTTCACCTTCGTCTTCGGCGGATATCTCGCTTACTTCGTCGGATTCAGCTTCAAAAGTTTCATCTGCTTCAGCTTGCTGGTCTTCATCGGTGGACTCGTCACCGTAGGCAGCTGCCGTTGCTGCACCCTCGTTTTCAACTTCCGGTTCTACTGCTTCCACCTCTGTTGCGGCTAACTCATTTTCATTTGACATTTACTTCTCCGGTTTAACGCGCGGAATGCGCGGTTGCTGCGTCTTAAGGACGCGAATCTTCGCCTGGCACAGCTCGCGCGTTACTCAGGGCGGATTTTACAATATCAAGGTCAGCATTCATTTGCGCTAGCTGGGCTTCGAACTCCAGCCTCTGTTCCGCGAGCGCATGCTTCAACGTGACATCTAATAGTTTGGTTTCTGAATCTTGTGCGTTGACCTTATTGTCCTGCTGGATATCAGCCGCTTTAATCTTGCGGTCCTTATCCTTATCTATCATGGCAGCCATCAGCTTATCGCGGTTGATTTCTTTATCAGCTTGCTTGCTAGCAATTTGATTCATCATGCCTTCGCGCTCTGCCATTAGAGCCTCAACAGTTTGCGTCTGCTCAGCTAGCTGTTGCTCCATCTCAGCTATCTGCTGTTGTGCTGCTGCCATCGGGTCATCCTCGCCTTTAAGTTCAGCTGGTATCATCTTGTTGAGGCGCTCTGCCATTTCCTCGGCACCAGGCCAATCCATGTTCTTGACCATTAGGTCACCAATAACATTCCAGAGCTGCGGGTTGCCATCCACAATGGCTGACATGCTTTCGAATGCTTCTTCACGTTTTGTATTGAACGAGGGACCGGTGGAGACAGCTACATCGTATTTACCGACACCAACATCGTATATGGTCTGCTTCTCACCATTCTCGTCCTGAGTTTCTCCGGCTCCACCTGGGGAGAGCTTGATTTGTTGTGCTGCACCATCTTCACCTAGAATCCGCGCTACGCGCTCTGTGTCGTATACGTGCGGAATAAGGTCAACGATGATTCGTCCAACGTGACGCACAGCTTGCGCCATGTTGTCAACAAAATGAAAGTTTGACATGTCGCCTGCTTTCTGTCTGTTGTGGATAGCAAGACCGCTTCGTTCATTGCTAGTTTCGCCTAAACTAGCATTGTATTGGCCGATAACTGATTGCAGGTCGTTGTTTGCATTCTCCATTAAAGCATGCATCTGAGCATTAGGCTGCGGCGGAGGTTGACGCATAGGTGGCTGCAATTGTCTAGCTTGTTCGTCGTATTCGTTATATGGCAAGTAGGGTAGATTCTTCTGGTTAGCCATCGCGTATAGGTCTTCGTGTCCACTGATAGCTTCGACACCAACTAACCAGGGCGCTTTAGGTTGTAAAGCAGCTGTTTCTATGTTAGTTGACATAGCGTAGTTATAAGCTCTCTGAGCGTCCTTAGCGCGGTGCACGATTCCTAAGGTATAACGCTCCTCCTCGATGTAGAAGTCCTCCCCAGGGACTCTTACGACAGGTATATAGCGTCCTGGAAGCAGGTCTCCATCCTCACCGCCTTCCAGGAAGATGTCACCAGCTATTTTCTGGTATCTAAGTTCCTTCTCGGTGACCTTTCGCTCACCAACCACAAGCAATGTATCCTCGTAGCCGTAAATTTCTTCAGCCAAGACTGGTTCAGGTGGGGGAGCTATCATGCCAGGCATTACGCGAGGTTGTACGAACACATAATCCTTCTGTACTTCCTGTATCCACCAATGCTCTGCAATACGGATGCGGTCCTTATCGACCCAACCATCGCCCTGCCCCGCCATATCCCAGCTTACCTTCTCGGCATCTGGGTACATGCGCATAAACTGGTTTTCGCTCATATGGTCTGTAATAAAGACTCGTGTAGCGTCTGCGCCGGCGTTATCTTCGACCCAAGGGTCAAAGTAGACACCAAACGGGTTACGTACTGGCTTAATTACAAGGTTCTGGTAGTTATATAGCTCATCGACCACCTCTAAATTTACCCGTATATATCCAATACCGCACAAGACTTGCGTTTCAGCTGCTACATCGTATGCCATGCCAGCATTCGAGGTATGCTCGATGTGTCGGACCATACCCTGTAGGATTTTAGCCGTTTCAATGTCTGCGGCATCATCGACAGGCAGAATACGTACAGAGGCGCGATTCTGACGCATATCATTAGTTATTTGTCTAGCGTGAGCAGATATCTTATTGATTGTCAAGCATGGACGCGCACCGTCAAGGTCGTCCTCGCGCAATCTGCGCAGGTCTTCGGGCCATTGGTCGTCAGCCAATCCAAAACGAAGGTCTTCAACCTGTCGAGTACGGTTGTTGAACTCCTGCTCCTCGATAGCCTGGAACTCTTTCTTAACGTCTTCTATTTTCAATCTATGCTCCCATCCAAGCCGAGCCTCTTGAGCGCGAACGTGGTATGTGCTTTCGTTTGGCTGGTTCCTTCTTGACCTTGGTCAAGCTTGGGAATAATTCTGTTACCGCCATTACCATTGCATCTAATCTGTTAGGACTTCTTACACCCGTATAGCCTGCCGTGCTCATTGCACACATTTCATCTTCTAGGTCTGGAAAGTTACCTGCAAGCTTTACCTTGCCAGTCTCAAACAATGCAGCGATAGGTTCAGCTCTCAAATGCTTGCCACGTGATGCGGTAACGCCTTTGTATGGCGTACCAGGTCGAGCTGTTTGAATAACTGCTTCAACCATTGCGCCACCGTAATTCAATTCACCTACCACTAAATCTGCGGCGTAGTTGTCGAACTGGTCGCCCACTACCTTGCCCCATCGAGCTGGACTAGCTTTGATAGTAAAGTCAGCAAGTATCGATGCATGACCCTCTTCAGTCATCCCGGCAACTACGATACCGATTGCATCGTTGTTCTTCTCTGGGTCGTCATCAGCGCCACTGGGGTCAACGGCTATCACGATGCGTGTGAGCGCCTGTTCTTCGGTCTCGCGACACTTCTCTAAGC